AACACCTTTAGGTAATCCTAGCGACTTTCTCAATTCGGACTCCGATTCAGATTCAAAATAATCTTCTTCCTCATTTACCAATTGACCCCAACCATTTTCATTACCCCACCACACTTTGAATGTTTTCATATTTCTTGATGTATTTTGTTTATGTATCGCGAATCACATTCATCCCAACTTAGGTCAGCATTTTGAATGGGTTTAGATAATATTTCTAATATCGTCTTTTTACAATCATCCCAACCTTTGTTGTAAACCGTTCGGGTGAACTGTTCTTCCATATAACGGAGCGATGCTTCTGGATTTCTTGCCATAATCAATCCTCATCTTCAACTGAATCATCTGAGACAACATCATCCACGATTTTACTATTCGGGTCGCGGTATGCCATAATCTGTCTATCACAGATAGCAGAATATACTCTATCTTTGAATTCAGCATCAGCATTAACTCTCTCAACAAACTCTGACGTAGAGAATGTTTCTTCACCTGATTCCAATTTGAGTTTATACTTGGCAGTCGTGCCTGATACCATTCCCTTTTCCTTCATGAAAGTAAGCCAGCTCGACAAGTCTTGAATACCTGAATCATAGTGGATATCAAATTCCGCTACTCTCTTAGGCGGACCCATACGATTCTTGGTAACAATTGCCTTACAAGAGTTACCAATAACTTCCTTCTTACTGTTCTTCAATGTAGCTGTAGTAGTCAACCGCACACGAACAGATGCGGCGAATCCCATCGCTTTACCACCGGGAACAACCCATTTATCACCATGACCAAAGGTAGCCATGTTCATGCGTAATTGGTTGGTGAAAACAGGTAGAATTCTTTGTTTACCAATAAGACCGAGAATTTTGCGACAGGCCATACTGATAATAATAGCCTTTTGTGTATTGTATCCTTTAGCACCATGCTCAGACTCCATTTCAGATGCGGTTGACGCTTGAGCAAGAGAATCTACAATAATAGTGCAAAGACGGTCTTTACTTGACTTACGAACAATACCAATCAGCTCTTCCATCTTATTGAAAATTTCTTCAACGGTAACGAGTTGGAAATAAGGAAGATTTCTCAAATCACACCCCACCGCAGTCCAAAACGCAGGAGCAGCAGCATTTTCTGTATCAATCATTACACCCACACCACCTTTTCTTTGTGTGTCAGCAATAATATGAGCTGCTAAGAGGGATTTCCCCGTTCCTTCCAATCCATTTAATTCAGCAATACGTCCTACAGGAAGACCACCGTTTTTTCGATTGGAGATTGCCAAGTCTAACATCGATGAGCCAGTTGATATCCAGTCGGATACCATTGATGGGTCTTCTTGTTCGTCAAGGAAGTAAGCAACTCTACTTCCATCTTTTTGTGAGCGATTAGCAGTATCAACGATAAGTTGAGCCAACTCATCCCTGTCAGCCTTACGCGTGTTTCCTGCTTCTATATCTACGTGATTTGATTTTCCTTTAGCCATATTGTATTCTTTCTATGAAAAATGTTATAAGATAACTGCGATGCTACACCTTCCGATGTAGCATCACAAGTTATTTTAATACACCACTTCTTACTTAGAAGGGAACAACGTTTCAAACGCTGCGGTCAATTCCTTGACGTTGGAAACTGCCTTAGTTGCAGTTGGTGATACAGCAGGCTTTGTGGCCGCTGGTGGAGTTACTACAACAGGTGCCGCAGTCTCAACCTTTACTTCAGCAACAGGAATGACTGGTTCTTGAGCAGCAGCTATCTGTTCTTCGGTAGGAAGAACTATATTATCCGGTTCAACAGGTGTTGGAGCGGAATCTTCTGCCTGACCTGCTTTAGCCTTGGCGATATACTCTTCAAGAGCAGCGGCGAGTTCTTCGTATGTGGAAACAGGATAAACTTCATTGATGTTAGGCTGTTTCGTAGTAATAAGCGTAAGGATTTCCTTAGCTTTTGGATTAGTTGGGTCAATCACCGGGCGTTGTTTAGGCTTGATGAAGATTGAAGTTTCAGGGAATTTCTTACCATCTTCGTTGACCTTTGAAACTTGGTCAGCGCTCTTGAATTCCACTTGAATATCATAACCGCTGTTAAGGTCTGTGATATCACCGTAATCTGGTTCTGCCATAGCAGTCATGATTTGTTTATAGATTGTGACGCCAAATCCCCAGAACTTTACACCCTTTTCTTCTTCACCGCGAACGATGATAGGAACATAGGTACGGAGTTTAGGTTCGATGGAACGTCCCATCTTCCAGGTATCCTTGTCTTTCTTCAATCTATCAGCCAGTTCCACGATTGGGTCTGGATTGTTATATGTTGAAGGCGAAAGGTAGTTTTTACCATTGAAGTCATAGTGAAACTTCATCTGAATGAACGGGTCATCAGGTTGGTGTTGGTAAGGTACAATACGAATTACCTGTTTACCGGAAGTCGGTTTCCAGATGAATTCTTTGACCTTGGAGTTTTCGTTTTTCTTTCCTTTGTTTTCGAAGGATGCGAGGCGGGCTTTAATTTTTTCCATGTTTAAGGACATATAATTATACTTTCTTTTTAATTTGTTTAACTCAGTAAGAATCAATCGTTAACTATAAATTGTTAAGTCTTGTCTCTTACTTATAGGTATGGAGTATAATACGAAAAGAAGCGGAAATCAACCTATAAAAAGTAACTTTATTTTTTTATTTTGCGACGTTTTTCTAATTTCTACGTACCGTGCTTTATACCGATTTAATCTGTTTCATTATAGAATCCCACATATAGACATATTGAGGACCGACTGGCATACTCGGAATATGACTTTCAAGATCCTTCTCCATACTTCTTTGCATTTGAGTTGTCCAACCCAAAGCATTTTTCTTCGCCCATTTCCAAGCAACTACTTCATCATCAAAATCAAATGGGTCTCCCTCTGTAATACAATGTGCGATTTCATGTAAAGCTACAGAATACAGTATGGGAGTTTTAATAGTTGCGATATAAATTGTTTTAGTACTGGAATCAGCATTAGAATCTTTGGGGTTGGATATATACTTTACTTTTATATTATATTTTTTACAAAGACTTAATATGTGAGATTTTAAAGGCTCCATTTTATCATCGATTTCTTTTAATATATTTTTCAATTTAATCATACGTCAATTCAATACTTCCAAAAGAGTTATAGGATTTATTTTAATCATTCCATTATTTAGAGTAATAAACGAATTTGAATACAATTTCCAATTCACAGAAAATGTCTTATCAAATACACCACCATTTTCATCTTGTATTATTCTATTCATCGAATTTAAGCTGTATAAAACATTATATTCTTTCTTTCTATGAATAGAAATCGTGTTAGCCATTTTAGGAAATTCCTTACTATCACTAATCACATTGTAAGTGATGAATACTTCTTCGGGTTTATTCACATTACCAAACACAAAAAATCTATTGTTGTAAACGGTATAGAATCTTCGTATGTCTTCAATTGTGGAATTGAATGATTTTAACGAAGCGAACGTGCAGAGCAGTTGTCTCTTATCGTTCATGATATGGAATCTAAAAGATTGGACAATTCTTTGAGTGACCGAAGTATATTTTTTAGAGGTTGGTCGGGATTCTTATTAAGTTCGTTAATTATCTCCAACACATGCATCCTTATCATTTTCATTTTAACGGGAAATTGACCTTCGGCTTCCAACATATAATCATCACCCTTTAACATTGTTTTGATTACATTCTTATCAGCGGTTTTCTCTGGTTCCGACTTGATTTCTGGCTCTGGTAATTGTGTGGGTTCTGGTTCAGGCTCCGATGTTTCCGGTGATGGTTGTGGAGCTTGCGTCGTTTGTGGAGGCGGAACTTCCGGCGGTTGTTCGGGAGTTTTTCCAGGAGATTGACCCGGTGTCTTCGTATCTGCTGGTGTAGGTTCTGGTCCAGCAGCAGAGGTTGGGAGAGTTGTAGGTGCTGGTTTAGGTGCAGCAGCGGCTGGTTCGTCTGGCGTCGCAGCTGGAGCTGACCGTTCAGCAGCTTTATCTTGTTGAGCAGCAGCAAACACATTTGGAGCCCTCTTAGTGGGGTCGTTTTCAAAGTGGGTACCAGCTTTAAGAGCATTAGCTTTATATTCGGGAGTGGGAAATGTTACAAGAATACCCTTAACGTTATACGCTTGGCGTTCGGGATATTTACCCTCTAAAACACCATTGGTAAATTCTCTCACCGTATCAGAATCAATGCCTTTATTTGTGAAGTATTCTCGAAGAATATCCATATGGTCATTTTTCTCTATATCAAAAATGCCATTGGTTATTCTTGAATCGAACGATACATCCCTCAAAACCGTATCAAATATATTTCTTTTCATATTACTTAGGTATAAATATCCCAAAAAAACACGAAAGTTAAGGATAGATTTGATTTATCGAATCGTAAGAGTCACCTATTTCTACCTTTATAGGAAATCGTTCACCCATCTTCATTATCTTCATTATCTCATCCAATACCTTAACGCCATCATCCTTATGAAAATCAAGCATGAGAGAATCATACGTGTATAATACCGCTTTGGTTTTCTTTTCCCTGAGATATTCGTTTACTGATTTAACTACAGGTATAGCCAATTCGGTTTCAGTAGCTTGAAGAATGTAGTTGAATAATTTACTTGGATTTGGGTCTGCTACGTGTCTATCTGTAATCTGACGTTGAAACAGCGGAGTTAATACAAACTTATTCTTTGTAAAATCTGCCCAATTTTTATTGATGAATTCTTTGAGATTGGCAAAGTATTTGATATGTTCGTATTTATCTTCTACACCACCATAAAGTTGACGGAACGTAATCTTCTTTATTTCGTCCATATCATATTCGGTTATCTCCCTCTTAAAAAACATATTACCTAAATATTTGTAAATGTCAGTGTTAATGTCTATGGGAAAGTTTATCAAATATGAAATGATTCTTGGGTGGAAAGCTGAATAATCTATTAACACTATTTTACCATCTTTACCATATCGTGATACAAAACAACGTCTTACACCATTATCCTTATTTAAAGCAGCATAATTTACGTTCTCAAAGTGGTTACTTGGTCTGCCTGTAGCTGTATAGATGTTATATTGACTATATACGAGATTTCCGGAATGTATTCGTGCATTAAAATATCCGTTGAATAACTGTGGGTCAACACAGATTCCATTGGATTCTAATTCTGCTAGAGTTTCTATAATTATTTCATTTTCGTTTCGAAATCCATTATCTACATTAGCACCAAGAGCTGTTGTTTCCATTATTTCATGACATAAGGCATCGAACATCTCTTTGTGTTTCAAAAGAGGAACTGCGTTATTCAAGTGAGATTGACCAACCTTAGAACGATAAATGAATTTATGAGCTGGCGTTTCGTATGTTGTCTTGTCTAATGTGTATCCTTCCCAAAGATGCTTATAGAGATTAAAGTCAAATAATCCCTTCATCGGTAGAAGTTGAATGAATGACTTTTTATCGAACACCCATTTACGATTCCACATTAAATCGTTGAAATCGTTCACGAATGTAATCTTATCAATAATGGTGGGAATATCGGTATGACCGAAAGAAACGCAATGCGTCTCTTTTGTCTCAACGTCTTTTATGAAAACTGCAGCAACATCCGTAGCACATGGATGTATGTCTTCGTCAAAAGGAACTGCATACAAAATAAGAGTATTGTGGTTCTTTTTTATATCACTGACGAATTGATTATAACTTCTTACGGATTCAAACATTCAACGGAGATTTTAATCCATTACACCGAAAATGTCAATAATTTATTATCGAGCATCAGAAGGCCAACCACCATCCGGAGGATTGATTCTATCTCTAATATATTTACGGAGAGGAAGAATACCAGCAGTGATAACTGTTTCCCAGTTTCCCCGTTCTAATGAAGTATTAATGTTAGTAATTCGAAATATTACATCTTTATCGCTATATGGTGCTGGCAAATTCTTAATGAGGAAATATTGAAATACTCGAAGCCCACCAATTCCCTGAATTGTTAATTCTAATGTGATGCCAGGCTGAATTGCACAATATCTTGGATTGTTTTCAAAATCTCCGTCATCTAACAACAACCTCAATAATTCTTGGGAATAAGTACCAGCTATAACTAACTTTACATATTCCTGGTCGTTTGGATTGCCAACAGCAG